TTATGCGGCGCGGTCGAGGCGTTGTTTGATGGCGCTGACGCCGATGAGCGCGCCGGCGAGGATGCCGAGCGCGTTGAGCGTGGTCACTATCGCGTCCACGTGAGGCCAGCCCCATGCGGGGCCGACCGTGTTGACGAACAGGGCGAGTGCGGGCAGGACGATGAGGCCGAGCCATTTGAGGATGTCGTAGACGCGGCTGGGGATGAGCCAGTCGGGCACGTCATGGGTGACGTCGGCCGTCTCGGGCCAGTCGCTCACATCGACGCCGGGAAGCGTTTCGCCGGTGTCGGTCGTGTTTTTGCTGTCGGTCATGTTTGCTCCGATCAAAGAAAGGATGATGATGGGTGGTGCCGCCGTCGGGGTGACGGCGGCACCGGTTGGTTTAGCGGCAGGTCACCACGTCGCCCGGGTAGTAGACGTTGATGTTGCCGGAGGGTACCGTGCATTGGCTGACGTTGTAGCCGTGGGATGTGGCGAACTCCCATACCGTGTCACCGTACTGGAGGGTCTTGGAGACCCCGTTGGACGGCGCGGTTGTGGTGCCGCCGTAGGTGACGACGTCGCCCACGTAGTAGCGGTTGATGTCACCGCTTGGCGTGTGCCATGCGGACAGGGGCCATGCGTTGTAGGCGACGGCGAGTCCCCAGATGGTTTCTCCCCACTGCATGACGTGGCTGATGCCACCCGTGTTGGGCTGGGGGTTGTTCGGCTGCACGGGCGCGGGCGTTGCCGGGGCCGGGGCTGTGGAGCCGGTGGGGTTGGCGTACAAATCCCACTGCCATGCCTCGCCACGGAAAATGTTGAGGTCGATGGGACTCCACGTGTTGACCACGCCGGTACCGCTGTACTGGCGCATGGCCTCGCCGTATGCGCCAATCATCCACGGGGATGCCTGATAGCCGGTAGGCGACATGTTGGCGTATTGTGCAATCCACAAACCGTATTTGGCGCGGATGTCGGACGGGATGGTGCCGGCGACCGGCCCCGTGTACAACAACGGGCGCACACCACCGCTCAACCGTTCGCACTCCGCCATGAAGCGGCGCACCCAATCCCAATTACCCCATGCGGGGTTATCGTCTAGCTCCCAGTCGAGCGCCACGATGCCGTGACGCCAATAGTTGCTGGTGTTCCGCCAGAAGAATTGGGCTTCCGCCTCCGGGTTGCCGCCCATGGCGTAATGGTAGAGGCCGAATTTCTTGCCGGATGCCTGCGCCTGGTAGATCATGCGGTTGGCGTCGGTGTTCACGCCGGACACCAAGCAGTTGTTGTTGACTTGGCCCGTGCCCCATGTGGTGCCGACCACGATGAAATCGGCCTGCATGTTGTACACGTCTACGCCGCACTGCCAGTTGCTCATGTCCACGCCTTGCATGTCCGCGTGCGCGGTCGCCGGAAGCAGCATCATACAGACGGCGGCGACTAGGGCCGTGATCTTGGCGAGCAGACGCTTCCACCACGGCTTGTCCTTGTTATTGACCAATTTTTCCCCTTTCTCTGAGGTGAATATTGTTTTGTGGCCCACGGTCGTGGGTCAGGATTATCGGGGCCCACTCGGGGCCGTCAATGAAAAAGCCCCACACGGTATGGTGTGGGGCTAGAATCAGTCGATCTTGTACAGGCGGGGAGTGAACGTCTTATCGACCTCGCCCGTGGTGTTGATGAAAATGTTGCATTGGAGAGTGCCGGTCTTCAAGGTTTTCGGCCCATAGTTACGAGGTCCGAACACATTTGCTCCTTCGCTCCCGTCGTCGTGGGAGATATGGGCTTGTATGCCCATCAGCCATGAATTGTTGCCCAGTGGCCAGTCCGTGGCGTCCATCGTGTACGTTCCCGCATCCACATGCACCACACTGGTCAAGTCATCCCACGAGCCGGCCCCTGTCGTGGTGGAGCCTTTGAACCGGTACGTGCCCGGTGTCGTTTCCGTGACCGTGATCCCAGGGTTGGTGCCCAATGTCTTAGGCAGTCCGGTGACATGCGGATACAGGTTCGCTAGTTCATAGCCCCCCCCACTAAGGCTCGTGTTGTCGGGTCGCATCCAATCGTGCGCGGTAGTACCGGATTCCAACTGGATTCGGAGGTCGGCGTCCTTCGCGGTGGGCGTGGCCTCGGCGGAGATGACGTTGAGGAACAGGCTGACGGTGCCGGCAGGGATTGCCATGACACTGTTACCCAAGTTCATTTGGTCTCCCAGTTGCTGCCACCTGGCGTCGAAGCACTTGATGTTGAAGCTCAAACCGGCGATACTAGTGCCGCTGAGTTTCACGGTGCCCTGTACCGGGCATGGGAACGTCCACGACAGGCCACGCCATTGACCGGTGGCGGTGCCGGTGACATGCAGCGAACCGTCAGTGTTGACGGTGGCGGTCAACCCGTTGCCTTCGGCGGGACCGTAGGACAGCAGGTTACGCGACAATACGGTAATCGGCACGGTTTTCGTAATCTTGCCGGCGGTCAGTTTCAGACTCGTGGACCCCGGTTTGATACCGGTTATTGATAGTGCGCCCATATTGGGGCCTCCTTTTATGGTGAAGGCCCCAATATCGGGGCCTTAGTTGAGTTTCCTGAGAATTGGGGTGATGGTTGCGTCCACGGTCTTGCCGGGCGAGACACTGACGAGCATCTTGTAGTCGCCCGCCGGGAGTGTCGCCTTGACCGTGCCATGCGAGAACAGGTCGATCCTGCCGTCCGTGGATTTGAGCTCGCAGAACGGGCCGACACCGTCGACGAGCGTGTGTTCGAGCGTGTACTCGCCGGCCGGCAGGTCCTGGGTGACGAGGATGGTCGCCCAGTCGGTCGCTGTGCCCTTCGCGTGTACCATGCCGTCGCCGGCAGCGGTGAACGTGATTCCGTTGCGCGTGGCGGGCAGGGTGGGCAGCACCCATTTGTTTCCCCATACACTGACCGGGATGGTCTTTACGATGCTGCCTGCGGTGATGGTGATGGAGGTGTCGCCCTCCTTGAGGGCGCGGACACTAGCCCCCCCCCTAAACGCTGTTGTTGTTGGCATGATATTGCCCCTTACTGTTGTCTGACTGATGCGAGACTCACATCCTTGATGGATGCCGTATACTCCTGCGATGCCGCATCGGGCAGGATCGTCACCTTGAGGTTCTTGCTCTCGCCGACGCGCAGGGTGATGTTGTCGATGGGTTTGCCGGAATCGTCCGTGACCTTGATGGACTCGGGCGCGTAGGCCGCGCTGATGGACACGGCGGCGGAAGTGAAACCGTTGACCGTGGCCGTCACCAATATGGTTCCGCCATGCCTCCACGTGAGCGTGTTGCCCGAAACCGTGGCGGTGGAAGTGTCCCTGCTCGCGAACGTCACGTCATTGGTGGTGAGCAGATCGCCAACATGACCGTCCGCATACGTGGCTTTCGCCCCCAGTTTCAGGGTGCCGGATACGGCCAGAGACTTGGGCAGCGGCTTGCCCTTATCATCCGTGATATTGACGGAGACGACCGTGTCCTTGTCGAGGGGCCACACGAGCTTGCCGTTGAACATGGCGTTGTACGTGTGGCCTCTCATCAACGGTTTGCCGACACGTTTGCCGGCGTATAGGGCTGGCATGGTCAGGCCTCCTTCACGGTAACCTTCTTGGCCTTGGCTTTCACGGCCTTGGCTGCGGGCTCCTCCGACACGGTTCCGGTCGGCGTTTCCCCGGTGGAGTCCTTGCCGGTTTCCTCCGTGGTGCCTTCAGGGGTGCCGGCGGAAGGCAGTTCGGCGGAAGCGCTCTCGGCCTTGTCCTTGACCGCCCGCACCGTCGAATCGATGGCGGCGATGGCCGTCTCGCCCTTCGCCGCGACCATGGAAGCGGTGTCGGCCACGGTCTGCGAATCGTTGGCGACGGAAGCCGCCGCCATACTGGCGTTCGACGCGAGACTGCTCAGGTCGGACTGGGTGGCGGTCGCGGAATCCGCGGAGGACCGGGCGCTCAGCATGGCGCTCTTCGCCAGCATGGCGTTCGTTTGAGCTTCGGCCGTGATGGACTCCAGCGTGCTCAAGGCCATAGCGGCCTTCGCGGTCGTGGCGGTTTCGTCGAAGAACACCAGCTCGTCCGGGTATTGTGCGGAAAGTGTCTCCGCCTCCGACTGGGTGGAAGCGTGGCGAACCTTCAACAGTTGGGAGCCGGCCATATCCTTCGGGACGAACGTGCCCGCGTCAACCTCCACGAGGTCCGCGTATTCGACCTTGGTCTTGGAGTCCGGCACCTCGACGTAGCGCGTGTACGCCTGCGGCGTGTCCGCCAACTCGATGACCTGCCAAACAAACGCGCTAGTCGTGGGCAGCAGGTCAACCGTCAGCTCGCCCGTCTCGGACAAGTCCGCGTCGAACGAGGCCGCGATGACAAGATTCTTTTCCGCGTCGAAATGACGACGCACCGGACGGAATCGCATCAGGCCGGTGACCGGGTCCAGGCCGCCGGTCTTCGGCTTCCTGATGCTGATATGGATTTGGGTCATGATTATTACTCCTCCTTAATGGATTCGGTTATGGTTTCCGGAGCTACGTCCGGGCGAAGCTCGTCCGGCAGCGAGGGCTTGGGATGACGTTTCAAATTGTTGACCATGTTTCCCTTTTCTCTGGGATGGATATTGTTTGTGGCCCACGGTCGTGGGTCAGGATTGTCGTGGCGCTATCGGCGCGGATTGGATGTCCTCGTTGAGAGCGGTTCCGTGCCCGTTGCCACCCAGGCTGTGGTAGCTGTCGTAGAGGCGTTGACTGCGTGATTTGAGGTCTTCGTCCGCCACTCCGTCGTGCTCGATGACCATTTCGCGGCGCAGGTCCTCCAACTGGCACAGCAGGAGCTCGCGCAGCCCGTTGACCATGGCTTTGCCCCACCGCCACATCAGGCCCAAAACCGTGGCCACTCCGCCACAGATAAAAGGCACGAGCCAATCGACGACGTGAGCGAGCAAAGACATGGGAAAGCTCCTTTACGGTGGGAAAACCCACACGTTCGTCCCCGTTGGATAGGCCAACGGGCGTGTGGGTTTTCGGAGGTTGAAAATGCTGTTACGAGAGTTTTGGAACGGCCGGTTTTGGCCGTATTGCACGGCGAATCTGCGTGAGTCCACGTGTGTCGGCTATGAGTCGGCGTGGCGGTTGCACGTGGCCCCGAGGTTCGGCGCAATGCAGATGGAATCGATAAGCGTTGAATTGGTGGACAAGTGGCTCGTCGGGTTCGCCAGTTCGGGCGCGGCGCGCAAGGCATGGGCCGTACTACGCGCGATACTGAGGCGGGCTATCCGCTGGAATCTCTTGGACGTGGATATCACGAGACGCGACATCCAGTTGCCGGCCAAGCCGCATTACGAGCCGGTGATATTGGGCATCCGTCAGCAGCGATCGCTGTTGCAGGGCTTTTACGACCATCCGCTTGAGGCGTGGCTTATCTGCGCCGTCTCATGCGGCCTGCGCACCGAAGAGGGGTACGGTTTGGAGTGGAGTGACATTGATCTGCGCGCAGGCGTCCTGCATATCGAGCGCGGTTTGCAATGGGTGAGCGGCCATGAGGTCGTCGTGCCGCCGAAGACCGAATTGAGCCGTCGCACATTGCCGTTGCCGCGCTTCGCGGTCAAGCGTCTGCGCGAGCTCAAGCCGCGCGAGGGAGGGCGACTCATCGGTGCGCTCACCCCGCCACAGGTGGCACGCCAGTACAAGGGCTGGTGCAAGCGGTATAGCCTGCCGCACGTGCCCGCACGCAACCTGCGCCACTCGTGGGCGACGAACACTCTGGCGGCGGGAGCCGATATCGCCATCGTGAGCAAAATGCTCGGACACAGCGATATCAAAACCACGGCCCGCTACTACCTCAAGCCGGATATCGCGGCGTTGAGGGACGCGCAACGCCTCTGGGAGAGAGCCTTGATAGCCTGAACGGGATTCCCTAACCCGAATGCCGTATATTCTGTGCGGAGGCCATACCGTCACCACGAATGGTGACGGCATATTCTACATCAACGTCCAATCCCCAAACGGGAAGAAAGCCGATTACGCGGCCTACACGATTGGGCCGTTCGGCAATGGTTTCGGCCAGGCCGGCGAGTACACCGCACAACGTTGGGATACCAGCGACGTAAACCAGATACGCTTCCGCCTG